TCCATAAACACCGCCATAACTTTGAAAGGCACCGTCCGGATCTGGTTGTCCTTGTTCTCGTAGGTGTGAGAAGTTGCCTGGTATATTCGGTAACCCAGCTGCTACATAGCAGCCGATCTCCTCAAGCGTTGCCGCCGCTTCAAAAACTCGATGGGCCATGTCCGGAATTCCGAACTGAGTTGCCAATGTGCTCGAAGTATTGAATTTTGTGCCGTAAACGGCGTAAAGCTGATCGTAGGTAGTTTGCGACAAATTGCCGCCGTTATTGGTCGCCACGTACCCGTCGATCTCAACGTGAACCGGGAATGTCAGGACGCAGCCGATCGGCGTGGCACGATAGGACATCTGAACAATCGAGCGATAAAACTGATCTGCCAGGCGCTCCCCGTCTGCGACATAAACGTCCTCGTTTAAGGTTCGCTCGATAAATTTTGCGATCGCATAGCCTGCCTGGGCGCCCTGCGCCCAGACGCGATTCATTTCGTTGGATTTCGCAATACCCGAAACGAACCCAGTTAGACGCTTTGCGGCACTTACCCATTCGGCATAGGGAATCAAATTGGCATTACTTTGATCTGCGAAAGGAAGGAATTCATTGATGGTTGTCATATCGCACCCAATAAAAAAGCCCCGCTATTCGCGAGGCTGATGAGATAAATGAATGTTTAGTTTTCAAACGGGAAGAAGTGACCGGAATCGAAGCCCTGGATCGAGGCTGTTTCATAGTCAAAGCCGAAGTAAGGCACGTTGTCGACAATCTGCATGCCGACGCCTGCCGCCACAATGTCAATTAGTCGGCGGCTTATGAGCTCCCAAACAATGGGCGGCGTCTCGGCTTTCGTGAGATTGATCACCACGTGCATATTCTGCTGATCCTGGAAATCAAACAACTTTGCCGGGACGCCGAAATATCCGAGAGCGGTATTTAAAAACTCGGGGACCGATTCGTTTTTGCCGTCGAATTTATTCGCGAGGATTTTCGTTTTAATCACTGCGCGATAAGTTTCGTCGTCAAGCGTCACCATGCCGTCAGACGGGTCAAACTGGCCCTTCCACACGCCTTTATCGAAACCGACACCATCGACATCGTCCAAGGCAAAATAGACGCCTACGAGTTTCATGGGCAGGCGCCTGGAGATTCCGACACGCACGCCGACCGCGTCCAGCTGGGCGCCTACAGCAGTGTCAACGTCAAAATGCTTATAAAAAACCGCCAAACGTTTTCTTGCTTCGTTCAGCGGTTCGGTCAGCTCATAAATAAATTGCTGGTACTTCGGCTTGTCAAAATGCGCCCCGGCGATTAACTCGGTATAACGATTTGCATCGCTCATGTCTGCACCTCCACCGTCACATTTTCCGGAGCGCAAGAAACCGCCTCATTCCACGCGATCGCGAGACTGGAAGCAGTCTGAGCCGTGGCCGAGCGGCCGAGTGTGATGGCCTCGACGCTAAAGCGCTCGTCAACGATCCCGGCATCGGTTTTTACTGCGCTGGCCAGAACCCGGGCAATGTTTACCGATTCCCCGATATCCAAAGAATTGATATAGGCGACGATGCGAGCCTTAATTTCGTCCTCTGCACTAGAGAGATAATCCGCAGCGGGTGCGATCGTGAGCTTGCAATACGCAGGCACGACTGTCGGCCGCGAGAATCTAATCGTATTCGGAAAGCCGTAAGTGTCCAGATAGTTGTACGACGTGGAGCCATAGGTTCCGACGCCTTCGCCCTTTTTTAAGAAAATCGTTTTTGCAATATCTGCCACTTCCCCGCCGTCGACAATCATCGCAATCGAATGTCCGGGGACGCCTTCCGTTGTCGGGGTATCGCCATCGTTTTTAATGCCGCTTACTCGCCTAACGCCGGCCGTGGTCAGCAGACTGCCGATAATGCCCTCCCACAGGGACACACTGGGGAGCGCTGTCGATTTCGACTGCTGCACTCGAAGCTCGCGGTCCGTTTGCACCGGCGCCCCGGGCTCAGCCGCGAGAATATTTTCCACGGTTTGCCAGCCGAGTGTAGGTGTCCCGATGCGGTTGACAGTCCCGGCAGGCGCCCGGATGTCACCTTCTTCTGCAGCTATTGCCGTTACCGTGATTTCCCCGGCAGGTGGCACCACGACATCGGCGGGTAGATTCCACTTGTTCTCTGCCTCGTCCAGGGCTACGCCGTTGACGATATGCGTTCCCGCCTGGCCGACGATCCGGAGATCAACTTGAGAGTGTGAAGCGGCTTGCCGAGTGATGCCGTTGACCTTGACCGCAGAATCCAGCGCCACGCCCTTCGCCGTGGTTGGGTTGTATGCGTTATAAACCGCGATCGCCTGAGCATTCACGTCCGAAATAGCAGCCGCCACAATGCCGACCATCTGGCCGTCCTGAGTATCCGCGTCAAGGTTGATGTCATCGCCGAAAATAGCCCGCATGCGGCCCTTTAGGTACTCGTAAATTTCTTCATAGGACGGAGCTGAGATACCTGTCTCAGTAACCGAAAAAACCGGATCATCAATCATGTAATTTCTCCGTTAATACTCGCCGGACCGTAGTCCGTGCTGAGCTTGACCTGTACTGTCAGGCGCCGGGTATTCGGGTCAAGCACTGCCTCAAACTCATCAATTTGCTGAACGCCCGGGGTTTCCAAAATGCGGCTTTTGATTACGAGGTCAGCCGCGCTTTGCTTGCCTAAAATCTGCTGCAGATAGGGCGTTCCCTCGTCGGTGTCGATAAACCACTGCCCTTGCCAGAGCGCGAGGCGTGTCCGGACATTTTGGGCGACAGCCTCGGACGTATCGACCAAATAATCGTTTGAATTGTGGCCGAAGCAAATATCGCCGTCGGCCGTTGTTCGTCTTACTCTCATTTAGGCCCTCCCGTATTGCTCGAGCCGCTGGAAACGCCGGAATGGACGTGAGACTTGAGGCTGATGCCCGCGGCAGTAATGTCTGCGTCTGTTTCCACGCCGCCTGCCATTTTCGCAGCCGATCCTGCGGCATTTGTCAGTGGTCCTTCGAGCTTGATCGCCGGGGCCTTAATGCTGGCGCCGGCTGAGGCCTCAACCGTAAAATTTTTACACTTCACGGAAAAATCTCCGGACGTCTCGCACTTAACGTTATGGCTGCCAGGATTGAGCTCAATGAAGGCCGCGCCGTCATCGCTGCGCAACTGCACAGCACTGGTGCTCACGCCGCTAATCTTTTGAGCCTGCGACCATGGCCCCGGAATAACGAATCCGTCCGATAGATCATGCATCCGGGCTTCCGGAGGCGGTTGGATTCCTCCTAGCTGCCACCAGTAATCAATTCCCCGGGAAGCGAATACGACAAGGCACTCGTCCCCGGCTTTTATCGGGAACGTGAGGGTGCATCCGCCGCCGTGGGGAAACACGACAGGGCAGTCTAAAAGGAGCGGCATATTTACGAGCTGGATCGAGCCATCCTCCTGCGTCACTCGGCCCTTAATCGCGGGCTGAACTTCACAGGTCAGCGCGCCCGCATCGAACTTCTGAATGATTCCCGGGAGCGCGGTCCATACCTGGGTCAAGCGGCTATTTGTAGCCTTCTCAGAGAATCGATTCGGGTCAAAAATTGTTGCGGTTGAATCCATATCGTCCTCAGTTCGATGTGTACGTGAAAACAGATGGAGCAATCGGTCTGCTGGCTGAATTAACACCCACGACGATCAAGTTTGTGTACCAATCCTCGCCACGGGTATCGCCCACGTGCTCGCGGGAAATCACCTGATACACGCCATCCGCCGATAGGAATGCGTCCGTTACCGCCTGATTTTTCGTAACTGCGTCCTCCGACACAGTTGTGTCGTAGTTGTTTCGCTGTACCGAGGCGTTATCGATTTGAATCTTGGCGCCGATTTCCAGGTTCGGATTAAGGAGCGCCTGGACGTCCAGGCCATCCTCGTCCAGCGTGGGGCGCCCGATCAAACCGGTATCGGCATTAAGGACAATGACCTTTTCGTTCGGGTCATAAGTCGGTGTTTTAGGAATGGCGACAAGGCCATCAACGCCATAGCCCCAATCAAAATTATTTGTATCGGCGATACCGTTCATGGCGTCGGTAGCCATCCGAAACATGACTTTTCCGCGCGGGAGCCTAGAATCCATGAATTGAATCTTTGGGAGCTGCTTACTGTCGACGCCCTTTTCCTTCATGGCCGCGACAACCCTGTCAAAGATCTCTCGCTGAGAGGCGCCTTTGGCCACCGAGACATTCACCACGGCATACTGCCTGGCCCTGTCGCCTGTGGCGGCTACCAGGCGCATGAAGGTTTCAGTTTCGCTCTCGCGGCCGACGGATTTCCACCACAAATCGCCTTGGAAAATGATGCCGTGGTGGTTCTGATAGCCCGCTTCGATGATGACGCGCATGCCCTGATTTTCGATGACATTTGTGCCGATACCGAGGCGGTTTACTGTTTCCTGGGAGACGTTGTAAACCGTTATCTCAGCAGTGCAGGGCTTGCCGATAACCGCCTGAGAGATTCGAAATTTGCATCGAAATTCGCTCAGGTCAATCGCCTGCTGATTGTCCTTGTCGACCGCCACAACGAGACGAAAATATCTCAGCCACTGGCGATTTTTGTCGGTTTCGCTCATTCGTCACTCCAAAAAAGACTCAGCGTTTGGCCCATGTCCGAGTAGGTTGGCTCGTAATTTTTAGCTTGCTTCGGCAACTCGCACCAGAGCGCCCCGCCCATACGCTTGTAGCCAAACTGTGCCAGCAGGTTGACACCTGTCACCAGCGGGAGCCCCTGGAGCGCGTCCGAGCCGTCTGTCCGGACCATATCCAGAAACCAGCCTCCACAATCCGCGTCCCTGTAAATCAGCTTCATGCGGTAGTTATATTCGCCGAGCCGGATGGAAAAGCTCTGGGCGCCGGTACTCAAAGGAATTTGATAAATACTCATGGCCGATTCCCCGCTGTAGTTAATACTGGTTGCGAGGTGCCGCGCTGATTAACAGAGGCCGTCCGCTGAGGATTCTTTTGCTGAACCTCCTGCAGCGTGACCTCTTTTGTCCGGGCGAATCGGATTTCCTCGAACGTGATGTCGACCACTAAGGAGCTTTCCGTGTCGACCGTCGACGTTGTTTTCAACTTCGTGATGATGACCGCCGGATATTGCTTCTTGCCCGTTGAAAGCGAAAAAGGTTCCCGCTTGGCCTGGAGCTCAAGAAGTTTTTCATAGACGTCTTTCGTCGTGGTCAGGCCCTTAAAGATCGAAAAATCCAGGATCGAATTTAAGAGCCTGGACGAATCGGACCAGCCGAACTGGCAGTTAATTACCGTCGGCATTTGGTAGGCATGATCCGAAACATTGGCGCCGGTATCGACCGGATGGCGCGTAACCACGACCTCGTTTTCGTGCTCCTCGCTAACCACGACGTCCGGAATAATTCCGGCAAATTCTCGTTTTCGGCCTAGAAGCAGAGCCTCCAGGCTATACGGTAAAGAGGGCATATTTCCTCCTTAGCTAAGATTGCGCTGGCCGTACCGGTTCTGGGCTAGCAGGGTCTCATGCGCCACAGCCTGGCCGACTGCGCGCGGATTATCTGCGCCGTTGATCGTGATGTTTTGGTTCACGACGACACCGCCCCGGGAAGGAATTTTGTCCCGCTCGTTGACAACCTTGGAGCGCCACTGTGATTGAGCGGCGGCGAGCACCTCTTTATCAAAAGAGGCGCCTTCAAAATACTGAGAAGCGCCCCGGAAATTCTCATGCTCCGTGATCGACTGCATGAGTGCCTTAAGCACTCGCGGGTCGCTTAGATCGAGGCGTGTCAGCGCACCGACATCCGATCCTAGGCGCCGGCTCATGTTAGCTGTCACAGACTGAATATAAGGCCCTGTCTCGTTGTGGTCCGCAGCAGGTGCGTACTTGGAAATAATGGACGCAACGTTATCCAGGCCCGCATTAGCGTAGCCTTTTAGCTGTCTGCCTAGGGCGCCCCAGCCCTCTTCCGGCGTGCGATAAATCGCAAAAGCACCGTCATTAGGCTGATTGCGTACTGGTCGGATATTGCCCGGGTTGTTATTGCGCAGCCCTCTGCTCATCTTTCCCGGAGCCGGAGGTGGTTCTGTCTGAGCGGGTTTTGCCGGCGCCTTCGAGCCTGCAGCTCGATACCTAGCCAGCTCCTCCTCGAATCCCTTTTTATCGAAATCGTCCACGATGCTCACGCCCTCCTCGGCCTCATCGTCCAATACAGATTTTTGTTTGGTGTACTTTTTGCGGAGAAACTTCTGTACCTGCTCATCGTCCATGAGATGGCGCTTGTAGCGCTCGGCATCCTGAAATTCGTCCGCTTTAAAAAAGAAGTTTTTGAGATAGTCGCCGACGCCGTGAGATTGATCCCAGATATTTTTTTCTGTCTGGATCCAGGCGGGCAGTTCCTGCGAAAGTGTTTTATTGAACTTTTCGGCAACCTTATCTAAACCGAGGCTATCGGTCAGCGTACCAAAAGCGGCCTGGCTCCCCATGGATATGATTTCCCAGGTGCGAGAAAACTCATTAGCTAATCGATGTACAGAATCGGCCGACTTATCGACCATGTCGGCCAATTCTCCCTGCTGCTCATTGGTTTTCTTAAGCTCGGCAGGAAAGTCCTTTTTCATAATTGAAGCGTAGGCTCCGCCCAGGCCTAATACTGACGCTTCAGCACGACCTGCTGCGTCTCCCATTTTCTCCCAGCGCGCTCTCAGATCGAGAAAAATGTCGCTGTACTCTCGCAATTGACCGGACGCGTCCCTCACGTCAATGCCAGTGAGATTTTTGACGTAGTCGGCCATCCCCGGAATAAACGTTAATTTGTTGGCAAATTCTTGAATATTGGACCTGGCCTCATCCGCATTACCGCCGACCTTAGCGATAGCAGAGGCGACATTATTCAGGCCCCGGACAGAGCCTCCCACTTGATTCGTAAGGTTATAGAACCGATTCGTTTCCTGGGTACTCTTGGCGAATGCAGCAGAGAACGCGGTGCCCATGGCAGCGCCTCGCATGGCGATTTCCTTCATGCGCTTTCCGGCATAGTCGATTGAGGCTTGAAACTTGGCTTGCTCGTCTTTATCGACCACAAAGCCTAAGCGGACGAGGAAACCGGCGAGAACGCTACTCATGGCTGCGCTCCTTCTCTAAAACAAATTCGTTGTATTTTTGATTGTCGATATAAACGTTCATTAGCAAAATGTCCTCGAGCGTCAGATCGTTACCCTTCAGGTCCAGATAGCTGATCATCCCGTGATAAACAGGACGCATCAGGAAATCCAGGCCATCAGGAAGACTTCTGAACGGGCTCGGTTCCTGCTGACTGTTTTCGACGCTATGAGCGAACGTTAAAGATTCAAAGCGTCGATAAAAGGGCGAAGCTCACGCTGTACGACAGCGCTCACTAATATGCATGTGGTTGTGAAATCGATATCATCGAATGCCAGCGTGCCGCCTGAATACACTCGTGTCCAGTTTTTTCCGTCCTCAGAGCGACGCTCCACCACGCTCAGCGCGGTGCGCACGCAATAGTCGAAATCCGCATCCGGCATGGCCGCAATGCGATCCAGGAGCGGCTGGCAGACAGCGAGCAACGTTCCGAACTCGGTCAGTTTGTCGCTCAATGTCGCTTTGGATTCGGGCATAGATTTTCCGTAAGCCGTCCACATACCATAGAGCACATTGTTAAACGCCGTGGGCATTAGCGGCCCGAGCCGCTTTTGGAGCTTCATAGCTTCAAAAAGGTCGAGCCGCCCGACGAGATACTCATGCCCCTGCAATTTAAATTTTTGAGGTACGAGTTTGTCCATTAGTAAGTCCCGCTAAGAGTGTCGATTTTGCCGCAGTCAAAGCCCCATTCAAGAACGGGCTGGCCGTCCTCCGCGAATGTCTGACTTGGCAGCCCTTGGAATGCGACGCTTCTGGCCACAATCGTGTCCGTATTACCTTTGTTAAGGACGGTAATGACGTTATTTCCCCAGGCGCTAGAGCTCAAACTTTGGGCGTTAAACATAGCCTTCAGCTTGGCGTTCACGGGGGATGTATAAAGAAGCCGAATCGTAAGTTTTCCACTTTTATCTGCCCTCAAAGAATGCATGACCTCGCCATCTGCGCCCGGCGTCATATTGTTCCGGGGCTGATTGAACTCGACGGAAATACCTTCTTTAGAGGCCGCAGAACCGTAGCCCAAGTCAATCACGCCGGTCGGCCCTGCGAATGTCGCAGTGACATCCATAAAGGAATAAGTTGCCATATTCGTGTCTCCTATCGATTGATCGTAAGCGTGGCGTCAATAAAGTGAACTGCGCCGCGCAGTTTGATAGCAACTTTGATCGGGGGTGCTTTGCGAGCTTCTCGGTCACTCTGCGCCTGTTCTTCCAGCGGCTGAATGTAGACGTAATATCCTGAGGTGAGCGTGTCGCCCTTCTGGAGAGAACCAAAAGAATCGCCGTTCCAGACGCCCGGGGCGATGAGACCATTTCGGACGCCCGCGTCAAGCGACTTGTTGATCGTCGCCAAAATTGCGGTCATACCTGCCTCGTCCTGGCCGATCTTTGTAGCGGTCGTATAGAGCAGATTCCACAGGTCTGTTTCTACTCGATTCTGCTGCCAGTCAAGCCCGTGAGTTTCGTCAATGAACCATCCTCCGGACGTGACGCCCTCTTTATAAATCGAGGTGTCATTCTGGAAGGCGGCAAAAACGTTGACGTTTTTGTTTCTCAGGGCAAGCGACTGAGAAGTTCTCAGGTTCTCGGCAACAACGCCCGGGAGCTGTTTGAATTTCAGAGTGATCGTGGTATTCGATCCCTCGAAGTTAATCGTGCTCATGCGTCCGAGGACGGAGACGCCGGCCGTATCGCTGGTACTTGAGAATGTACAGATCGTGCGGTTATAGCCCAGCGCCTTGAGCTTAGAGCCCAGCGAGGTGCTATTTGTAGAATCCATTTCGCCCGTATTCTGCGACGTCCAGGACACAATGCGAGAGGGTCGTGCGGCGTTGATGAGCGCAGAGACCTCAAGGGCATCCGCGTCCGTCCAGTCGGTTCCGCACACATAAAGGCCGTACCAGTTGGTGTAATCCAGGCAGGCCGTCACCGCGTCAACTAGATCCTCTGCTGCCGCACCGTTGACCTTAGTCGTACCTGCGTCCAGGCCCATGACCTTAGACAACTCGGTAGAAGAAACGTTTGCGACGGAAGAATTCACGCCCGTGGTGGCGGATTTGATAATGAATCTCGTACCGTCAAATACGCAGGCGCCTTTCGATGCCAGCGCAGTCGTGATCTGAGTTGCAACGCCATTCAAATTGCTTTGCGCGCTCAGATCAACGCTGGAAACCGAGACAGAAGAACCGTCGATTTCAACGGTGAAAGATCCGGAAGTGATTTTTTCGAAGTCAGCGATCTGCTGCTGAGAGATTGCCAGCATACGACCGCGCAAAAGTCCGGCTGTAGCTGTTTTAGCCCATCGGCCGACAACCAGCTGAGACGGCTGGGGAGACTGGCCGAAAAACGTGACCGCGGCCTGATATTCAGGCGCATCGGTTCCGAAATCGGCGGCAATTCCCTCGACGCCCGAATACGTGCGCAGGCGCTCGTCGGTGTCGATGACATCGCTGGTGCCGAGCACTAACATGGCTCCAAAATTGCGCAGTGCAGCCGCGACCGGAGACATCTCGATCGTGACGTTTACAACCTCGGAGACCGGTAATGTAGGAGCAACGCTCATAATTTACCTCGTTCTGTATAAAAGTCGACATCGGCACCGACAATGGTGCGAACGCCGTAAGTTCTGGAAACCTTCCGGGCAACGTGGAAGGTCATGTCGTATCGATCGACCCACGTCTCACAAACGAGATCCGGCAGGCGCATGGCCTGCGAATCGACCGCTTTTAACGTGAGCCCTGACTGTCGCAGCAGTGAGCGGTTCTGGCCGATCTGCGCCGCATCTCTGAATCTCTGGGCGAGGAATAGAGCTCGGGGGCCGTAAAAACTCAGCACGAACTCATAATCCTCATGCACTACGGAGGTCTGATCTCCTGATAATGGCAGCGACGGATCACCTTTTCGCCCGTCGAGATAGGCAGGCGTGGTATCGAGACTTTTGAGCGCCAGGGCGCACCAGTCGGTTTTAAGCGCCGGCTGGGTACCGGGCTTAGGACGCCAGGAGGCACGGACTAGATCGAGCCGCAAGCCGATAAGTTCAGAGATCCACTGGCGCAGCGGGTCCATCAGCCCTGTCTCATTGTCCGAACTCGTCGGACGCAATGCTCCGGGCGTCCGGCTATCAGTAACTGCCATCACTCACCTCCGCAGGCCAACAAGTCAACCTCAAAAAGCCCTTCCCAAACTGCGAGTAATCCGCGCAGTCTTTGACGACAAAGCGCTTACCGCGCCACTCGACCTCATCGTTTCCTGAGCCGCCGAAACCCGCGGGCATATCGGCAATCATGAAGCGCACTAAGATCGTGCCCTCGCGCCGGAGCGCCTCCGGCAATCTCGAGATGGTCTTTGTATCGGCCGTGATGACGGCCATGACCTCAGTGCTTTCGCCTTCGGTCCAGGTGGGATTTCCGAACTTGTCCAGGCCCTCAACAAAATGGATCAGCTTGCAGGGCGAAGTGAACAAAGGAGATCGGATTACACGTTCAACGTCTAAAGTCGCCATCATTCCTCCACCACAACGCCGTCAATGGCGTCGCGTAACTGCCCCGTGTTAATCAAGGGCCGAATGCCCACGCCTTCCCTCTCGTTCTCGCGGGTGCCCTTGGTAAGGCGCGAGCGATTACGGTTGGCGATCGTTCTAGGCTTGAGTGGCTCGAAGTCGGCCGTTTGCATATAGTTTTTGACCGCTGAGGCCGAGCAAATCGCCAGGCGCTCGAGCGTCTGGCCACACTTTTTCTCGTCACCCTTGAGTGCGCAGTCCATGGCGCCCTTGAGACCGTCGACAATCATTTCCCGATTCGCCTCCAGGCCCGGAACTAAGAACGGTCGCGGCGGAATATTGTTCGCCGGAGAGCCGTTCTCATGCACAAAGCCCAAAAGGTAATTGCTCGGGGCGCCGTCGTTTCGCGTATCGCCCTTAGAGCCGGCGGCGATGCCGACATAGACAGCAGTTTTCGCCAGGCGCTGCAGTGCCTGGTTCAACTCGCCGTCATGCCGCACCATGGAAACAGAGATCGTCTTTTTCATATCTGTCTGGCTCCTGCTCCGAACAATTGAATCAGCTGCCACAACTCTCGGCCGTAGGCAGTGAGATTCCATGAGCCGGCGCCCTCCTCCGAGGAGGATGAGGTGTCGTAACTCACAGACGCCCCGTCTACAGACATCGAGGCGACTTGAGCCAGTGCGGAGGTGTCTCCGCCGTTACCGCCGTCTGCAGCAGACCCTTGGAGCTTCAGGTAGTGAGCCGTATAAAGGCCCATGACGTGCGCCCGGATCTCGGGATCCGGCCAGGTTTCTTCCGAAAAAAATTTAGCGGCTAAAGCTAAACGCGCTTTAACCGCCACGTCCGGATAACTGTCTGAATCGATCTCCGGAAATAACTTGCGAAATTCCTCAAGCGTCAGAGGCTGGTTCAACATTTTCAGCCTCCTTCACAGATGTGGTCTTTTTCGCATTTTTCTTTGGCGCCGGTTTTTCCTTCACTACCGGCTCAGCCTTTTCCTCGGCCGGTTCCTCAGCCTCAACCAGCTTTTCTTTCGCCGGCGGCGTGATGTCGATATACGTAGCGAGGTGTGCTTGCAGATACGGGTGAGCCGCGACTGCGTCCTCAACCTCGTAGGACTGCGCGGGCTTAAATTCGAACTGCTGAGGGCCCATATTCAGAACCAGCGGGCAACGAACTGTAATTCGTTTCATAAAGCCTCCTTAACCTGCGGATACTGCTGCCAGGTCGGCGTAGTAAACCATTTCCGGACGCACGAACTCGACGCCGCCGAGAGCTGCAAAGTACGGAACTGCCTGCTCGAAATTGCGGTACTGAACCGGTAGAGAGGCAATCGGAACCAGCGGGAAGCGGACCACGTCCACTGCTTTTGTGTAGGCCACAATACGCGGCGTAGAGAACAAGGTCGTGTCGGCCAGCCAACGCACAGGGCGAATGGTCAGCGTACCGCCGTTTGCCACCGAGAGGTTATTAGCCTCAACGTAGCGCAGCAGGTTCATTTCGGTATTGGTCAGCTGTGTGCTCACCAGTTTGCCGAAAATTGCCGGGGGAACCAAAAGGTTCTTCGGAATGCGGTTGTACTGCGTTGCCTTCCAGGCCTTTTCCAGGATGTTATTGAAGTAGCCGATAACGGTCTTCACATCGGTGGAATCGGTCCAGGTGCCGACATTTTCATGCGTTACCTGATCGGAATTGAGCAGGCCTTTGACGCCCACTTCGTCATCCCCGACATAGACCTGAGTGTCGATATCGAGCTGATGCTTCATGCGCATAGCAGAGTGTTTCTGCGCATCGATCGGGCGACCTGCCTGCATAGCCTTCTGGAGCTCGAAAATCGTGTAAGCGACCTCCATGCCCCAGAGTGTCAGCGGTGTGGCAACCTTCTTCAGAGAAACAGAAACGCGGGCAGGCGTGGAATCCGGGCCCTTAATGAAGGACTTTTTACCCGCACCTGTGCCGCCGAATCCGCCCATGTATTCAGACTGAATGAAAGAAGAAACCTCATCGGCGATCGTGACATCGTCGCGCAGGTCGATATCCCTGCCATATGTGAAATCCGCGATCGGTTCATAAACACGAGCATCCAGGCGCTCGAGCTCACCGACCAGGAATGCGCCGGTAGCGGAGATTGTTTCAGCGTCAGCAAAACGTCTTGGCATTTTTTGCTCCTATTAGATGTTGAATGCGATTTCGGCCAGGCCCGCGTCATCCTTCGCGCCCATAAACACGCAGTTAGGAATCGCCGTGGCGCCTTCCGCCTTAGTGGCTGTAACGCCCTTGTTTGCGGCGTCGAGATAGACAGCTCCGCCCGGCGCCGGTGTGCCTGCGGCGCGCACAGCAACGTAACCGCGGCGCAGGATGCAGACAAAAGCGTCTTTCGGCCAGACCTTTCCATCCGGTCCCACCTGGCGATAATCGCGAACTGCGATACCGTAGACCTTGGAGGCATCAGAGGCCGGAGTGGCCTTGCCGGTTGTGGTCAGAGAAACCAGAACGCCGTCATCGGCGACCGGAGTTGTTGTGTCGTTCTGTTTGACCTCTGTGGTGTAGTCAAACATGCCGCGAGTGATATCGCCGGCAGAACCGCGAGGCATAGATGTGCCAATGAACTGAGACATTATTTAGCTCCCCAAAAATCGTTAAGTTTTTTCTGGACGTATGCGATCGAGTTGACTGAATCCTCAGCGCTGTCGCCGTAGCGTGTACCGCTGGCCTTCGGATTCTTTCCGGACTTAGACATAGCGACGGCCGCCTTAAAGGCGATATCCAACGCTTTGCCGTCGAGCTCAGAGGAATCGCCGAACTGCTGGACGCCGGCCCCTTTGAGCGCAGTGCGCATAACGCGCTCGATCTGATTACGTGTGAATTTGCCGCCCTTGGCGTCGCCCACGGGTTTCTTCATTCCCGGGCAAAGTGCCTCAGCGTCGCCGATGATGGCCTGAGCGTCAGGATCGTCGATCAGCTCATCATCACCAGGGTCAACGGTGTCATCCGGCGCCGGGGGCGTATCTGCGTCACCCACAGGTTTCTGAGTATAGGCCTTGGCAATGGCTGCCACTGCGGCCTCGAGTTTGGCAAGGCGCTCCTCAAGTGTCGGCGTGGGCGCCGGTGTCGGAGCAGGAGCGGGCGTCGCGTCAGGTGCTTCGCCGTCCTGAACCTGGAGCTTGTCCACTTCCTCGTTAAATGCATCCTCGTTTCCGTCGCGGAACAATTTCCGCAGGCGGGTCTTTAAGCTAGTTGTCATGCTTCCGTCTCCAATTTTGCAGCCCGAGCATCGGGCTGATACCACTAGAGCAACGTGGTTCCCCACGATGCCAATTTGCTCAATCCCCTCGGGTGTTTCCTGCGTATCCGCGTCATACCCGCATGAGACTTCCTTCAAATCCCCGCTCTCGACTGCCTCGATCGCTTTTCGATCCGTCAAAAGCAAATCGGCGAGAAGAAAGTCAGATTTGTCACCTTCTCCCCGCCGAACGTTCTGGGTCGTACCGACTGCGATCTCCCGCCAGTTATCCGGATCTGCGAATCTCGCGTGACCGATAACAACGGGCTTAGCCTCAAACGAGGCAATCGTCTCAGGATTAAAAATTTGTTCTTCCGGCCGCAATACATGCACCGGACTGCCTGTTAGGCTTGGCAGGCCGACCTCAGCCGCTGAATATTCAAACGATCCGACGCGGCTAATCGGAACGTCTCGACATAACAAATAGCCCTCCGGAGTTTTTTCCTTCAGAGGGCTGATTTTTTCCGTGGTCAAGAAGCGACCGTCTCGAAATTTCCTTCTCATTTGTCCTTCTCAAAAAAGAGTGGCGAGGGCCAACAGCGGCAGTTAAAGACGCATCCGGGGTGACTCCGAATAGGCGTGCCGCCTGCGCCAACATCGCAGATCGGAGGATCGCTCCATGCGTGAACGGTCTTATCCAGTTCGCGATGCCTTGGGCGTACTGCGTTATCGCCTACCGTGTGCCACACGTAATGGGTCGAGCCCACGGCTTGGGCCCTGGCCTGCGTGAAGTTGGATCGCGCGCGGGCGGTCTCGGTTCTAGCAATGCAAATCGCTCGGGATTCCGTAACGCCGCCCAGCTCGTTTTTGATGCGCTGGGCGATATCGGCATAGCGCTGACCGTCCGATAGGCCGCTCACGGCCCATTCCTGAGCCTTCTTGGCGGCCTCCATGGGCAACGAGCGAATCAGTGCGACCTGCTCCTCGCGCAAACGATTGAAAATCGGCCCTGCGGCTGCGTCTTTGAGCTTGCGGCGAGTTTCCCGACTGATCTTTTGGCCAATCCTGAGCCACGTGTCGTAGTCAGCTGATGCCGCGCGGCGCAGCATGATATCGGCCACGGAGCGGGCCCATTCGTCGAGCCGCACCGAATAATCAAATAGGCTTAGCTGGAGCTGGCTCGGGTCGCTTCCCTCCCATTCCAGCGCTATCTGTGCGATCTGTTTGGCCACTGCCTTGAGCCGCTTGCGATACCAGCGGTCCAAAGCCGCCGTTTTGGCCTGCTCCCGGAACTTGTTCTGCTGCTGCATTTAATCCTCCTGCCCCTGGCGGCATGAGCTCGTTTTCTTGCTTCTCGGCCTCGTCGATGTCCTCCTCGGTGATCGAGGAGAAAAGGCCGATGGTCGGGCTGAGCTTTTTGAGCTCCTTCATTGCGCTCGGAAGCGAGATGGATTCGCTCTGTAACGCCTGCACAATCGCGCCGACCATGGCCGTTGCATACGCGCCTTTCTGCTCGTTGGTCATTTGCCACAACGGGCGGAAATCGAAATTAAAGTCTTTGTCCGGAGTGTGTCCGGTCACGCTCATGTAAATGATATTTAGGATTTTCTTTAAGCCCGGGCGCAGCATCTTTTCCTGCTGCTGTTTCGTATTGTCATAGTAGAGCCGAATGTCGCTCTCGCCGGTGGAATTGAAGCCGACCGGAGACTGACCGAAAAGACGAACAAGCGGAATACCCGTGGCGCCGGAAATCTGCTGTGCAAATTGCAGAAGGACTTCCGGCAGGCCCGTGAACGTGTAGGTCATTGTCTGGAAGTCATCCTCGATGTCGCCCAGCGTCATGCCCTCAATGCTTTGGAATAGCCGGGTATGCTCCATCTGCGTCATGAAGCCCTTTCTGGCAACGTCGTTTGTCAGAATGGAGCGCAGGCCTTTGACCTTGTAATAGCGCAGGTAGCACTTATTGACGAGCTGAGCCGCGCCTTCCGTTGCCATATCAAACATCTCGATCCGGTTGAATAGCGGCTCCAGTACGCTCGCGCCCCAGCCGCGATAAGCCTGTCGCAGGTAGTACGGCAGCCGGCGCCCTTCAAAGCGGATACAGCGCGAATAATGGATTTTTCCTCCGGGAATATCGATAGCACTCTGCTCCGAGAAAACCTGGTAAAAAAGCGGTTTGCCGAAATTCGGCCCCAGTTCCTGGACGACTTCCGTCGACGGGTTGACCTGCCAGCAGTCGAGAACGAGCAGGCCCTTGAAGGCGCCTTGTTTGATCGGCCCGAGCGGCGTACCCATATCATCACCGTCAATGAGAAGGACGGCCAGCGAACCGCCATAGAGCCGGGCCCATTTGAGCGCGTCGCACAGGCTATCCCAAACGCGGAATTCGTCGAGCGCAATATCGATCGCAGAAGCGACCTCCGGATCATCGCACTGGAGCTCAACTCCTTCGCGCGTCATGTCATCGGCCACCACGTCAACAGCGAGCCCGCACATCCATGATCCCTGGTACGCCCATTCCAACTCATTTCGCTGGAAAGATTTGAACTCAGGGATGTAGCGATTGCCGTTGAGCGTCGTGCTCGTATTCAGGCCCATGCGCAGGAGCGGGTTCTGAAACCCGTCGGCAAACTGCTTGCTGCCGCCGCGCTTTGTCCGGGAAAGTTTCTTATTTACCTTCATGCTTAACCTCTGCCCAGGCGAATGAACTCATCGAGCCCCGCCTGTGTGATATAGCCGTCAAGGCTGTATCGAATGGCGTCGATGCCGTGGTTGTATTTGTCGACAATGATCGGGAGGACCTCGTTCGTTTTCGGGTCGACCTTATAGCTGTAGAGCTTGAATTCCTCTGCTGTGTGTCGGCAGCGCGGATGGATGACGATTTTGTCGAACGATTTCAGATATGCGATACCGTCCTCAATCGAGCCCTGCCACTTCTCAGCGGCCGAAATATTGAATCCTTTGCGCTTAGCCAAATAGCTGATTGTTTCCGGACGCGAGCAGTCTGCTTTGATCGGCCAGCTCCTGGAGAGCGGGACCGAATCGTACAGCGCCGGGAGCTCGTCTAGTTCCACGCCGTGGCCGAAGGCCTCATACTCGATATACAGCCGATTGTCGTACATGAACGATCGCACCAGCGTGCTCGGGTCGTTCGCAAAGCCGAAGTCAGCGCCGAAAAACAAGCGATCGGCCTTCTGCCAAAGATCGTCCGGAAAACTCTCGACCGTGAATCGCCCGCGGAAAATCTGCGCGTCGCTGATTGTCCGGGGAAATCCTTCCCACACATGCAGGTAGTTCTCGTAGTCATTTTTGCGATCCCATTCCATCTGGCGCCGGAGCGCTTCCGGAAAGTATGGGTTCTCATCAAAATTGACTTTCCGAACATAGGCACCGGGAGGCGGCGCATCGGTCAGGAATAATTTGGTCGTCGGATCGTCCGCCAGGAGCGGGTTAAACGAGACCCATATTTCGGAGCCCGCTTTTCGGATGGTCGGTATCAGTGTCTCCCAGGAAACTTGGGAAATGCTTTGAGCTTCCTCGCAGTTATGAACTAAGACATCCCCGGCAAAGTAATTATGGTTTCCTTCGACCTCGAGATTAAAGACAAAATTTCCGCTTTCACTCTCTCTGTTTCCGTTAATACTTCCTTGTTCCTGAATCTCAATACGCTCCACCCTTTGCTCTTCAAGAAAGCATCTTTGCGAGCGTCCTCCGCCCGTGCGGCTGCTCCTTTGTGACTTCCCCCGTCTACCTCGATCGCAATGCCATACCAGATATTCGCAATGTCCACCTTGTAATTCGTTGGCACGTCGGGCGCGCTTATTTCCGTAGGAATTACCAGCTCGGGCCACCAGCCGCGCCCGAGCCAAGAGAGAAGAAGTTTTTGTCCCTTTGTTAATCCGCGACCGTTTCCTCCCAATACGCGAGGATGAGTTCCGCTTTTTTTCAGCGATTGAATCGTTTTTTCCCGTATTTCCGGATCGTACATGGGGTTGTTCTTCTTCATTCGCTCCGAAAGAAGTTTGCGAACACAATCCCGGCAATATATCCCGCCTTGTTTTACGTACTTCTGCCGCCTTCCGTGCGTATTCATTGCGATCATTTCGCCGCATCCTCCAAGGCACGGAACAAAATCGGGAATATCCAGTTTTGCAGGCATAAACGATATCTCCAGGAACAATTTCAGAAACAGGTATATAGCCCTTTCCTTTTACAAAGAAAGGATGCTCTTTAGTTGATATTATATGGTTCGGCGAACCAACAAGTGATAATGCATAAAGTTTCTTGGGCGCTGGATTTTTCATTACCTTGACGACCCGGCGATACTCTAGGCATTGCGTGTCGTGGTTAAAAGAGCGGACATAATCCCCGGGCTTTATAACTTCTATCGGCCTCCCATCGACCATAGTCCCGGCAACAAAGCACCAACAAATATCGATGCCTTCGATCGACTTTACCGACTGCACTTGTCTCTGCTGCAGGCCCTTAAAAAAGAACCGAGAGCCGTTTATATGCCTGATCTCAGTCTCTAGGAACTCGAAGCGGTGGCTCAGCCCTAGGCGCTCGGCCGTGTCTTTGAGCAGCTGATATGACGAATCGGCAATCGAATTTTGAAACTCACGGGAGCACAGTACACGCAGCCGGGAAAGATTCGACATGACTACCAAGGCCTCAGCGATTGCCCATGACTTTCCGGAGCCACGGCCGCCGTAAAACACTTTAAATCTGTGCGGGCTCCACAGCTCGGAAAAAGGATCGTTCATTTTTTACCTTTAGCGACTTCTCTGATTTTCTCGTAGACGCTGGCCAGGCCCTCGCCTCCGGCACCGTTCGTATCCAGTTGGATCTTTGCGCCTTTGCGCCTGGCGACAACTTTCAGCCGGACTTCTGCCCGGAGCCTGCGATGTGCCACTGCGTCGCCTTTCTTGACTGTGCTCGACGCCCCGTGTTTCTCGCTGAACGAATCAATCGTCTCAGATGCTTCTTCCATCGTGTCGGAAATGTCGACTGCCTCGTCCTCCAGGACCTGATCTCCGAAATCTCTCGCGCGCGCGAAGTCTACGGCAAAGTCGTTCCGGTCGACGGTCCACTGATAAACGGTAGAAGGCGGGATTTGCATATCCCGGCAAATAGAAGTCAGGGTCTCGCCACTGGCGAGCCGCCTTAAGATCTCTTTGGCCTTGGCAGGCGTGTACTTGGTTTGGCGCCCCTGCTTACGCTTCGGGACTTCGCATTCGTCCATGGCTGCCTCCTTATTTGATAAGGCTGTAGGAGAATGCCAACATCAAAATAAACAAAGAGACGAGGATCCCCCAGCGGAAACAAAAGGCCCAAATAGGATACTTTTGGAATATCTCCATAACCAGCTTCCTACAGTGCTTTGATATAATTTCCATATCGACCTACTACTTTAGGTTGACACTAAAAACCCCGCCTAGCTCCTAACTAGACGGGGTTTGTTTTTGGCAATAAAAAACCGCCACGCGGGCGGTTATGGTTTGTTATTGACAATTAGTTGACGATGATGCCTTTCTTCCGCATCTCGTCGCAATAGTCCTGATATTCTTTCAATTCTTTGTGCGCACGGGCCGGGGCTTCCTTCTTCAACTTAAGCCCTTGGCAACCGGGTCCGCTATGGTCGAACCAATCTTCGGGAAAAGAGGCTGGAACCATTTCGTAGCACTCTTCTGATTCAGGTGTAAGTTTCTCGGCCATTTATTCCTCTCAAATACCAAGGTCTGAAAAATCATTTTTCATGAACCGTTCTAGTATTTTACCAACCTCTGAGGCCACTGGTCTAGGAGACGGACTACAGAGGTACTCAGAAACAGCTTCGGCAAAGAACTCTGCGCTATCCGTGTTTGCGTAATCAGACAGTTCCTTCTTTATAACTAACGGGTCGTTTTGTAAAGACAGGTTAGACAAAGCCTTGTCCATTACGCGTCCGGAAATAAAATATCTTTTCTTTCTCTTCTCCGTCGTATCAACGCCTGCGGCTTTCATGAGCTTTTCTAACCGCCCTTCAATCGCATGCCCCAGCTCATGCGAAGCTACTGCATAAGCTGCGCCTTTGGACATAACGCCCTGAGGATGGAATTGCGTAGCGATACAGTTGCTAAACGAAGCGGCGAAGGATGCCTCATTTCCTCTCCCGTAATACTTAGTATTGAAATCGATCACGCCCCTACTCATCGAGCACTGACCATACGTGGAGCTTCCGAGCCTAGAACAATTAGCCCTACCGATATTTCCCGCAAGAAAAGGAAACTTTGAGCAGATGTCAGAATAAGCCTGCCCTATAGAGCGCGCGGTATCGGGTCCCATAAGATTAAGCCCCTGGGTCGGCGCATTCATTAGGCCGCTGGAATCCAATGCCGCCACAACGTCCGCGGATGTAGATGCTGATGCCAGGTCAGAATTTAGCTTTTGGATTTGCGGCTTAACGTTTTTCGCGAGCTCTTTTGAAAATTGCGCCTGAAAAGCGTTCATAGCCCGCTTTTGCTCACGCTTAAATCTTTCTGCCTCAAATTTCTTTTTCTGCTGCAGTTGACGTTTTTGGCGATTCGCGGGCCTTCTGGACGGCAGAGCCGCCAAAGCGTCAACCTTATCGCCGAGCTTCGAGGAGGCTTTATCCAGGGCCTTATAAAAATCCGTGCTTCTAAAATCCGCCCTGTCCGTATACCAGACAGAGGCTTCGGCGACACGCTCCAGGGCGGAAAGGCGAAGTCTCTCGGCGTAAAGATTTTTAAGATCTTCAACTTCGTCCGGCTCCAGGCCGTCCTCGCCTTTCGTAAGGTCTCCGTAGTCCCTTTCAAAAATATCATCGACACGTTTTCGAGCGGCCTGAAAACTCATCGCGCGCTCATATACCTTCTCCGCTTCGTCCGGGCCATACGGATAGCCCATGGATCTCAAGCGGTCATATTCTTTATCGAGCTCTTTGAGAATTTGGTCCTTGTTATCCAGGTCGATCGTGTAGGGATAATTAAGATCTTTGATCGCCTTACTTACGCTGTCCGGAGTAAATTCCTTCTGCGTCGACTTAACCAGCTTGGCCGTTTTCGTATATTTGTCGGAGCCAGTGTACTGAGGCTTCTGGGGAGCCTTGGGTGCTTTAGACCATTCAATCACGGCCTGCGCTCCCGGCTGCTCCTGTCTGCCGCCTCTGGGTGCCGCAGAGATATGGCGACCGTTAAACTTTCCGCCCATGCCCGCGAGAACCTCTCCGGTTCGATCGTCCAGTTTGACCGGCGTACCTTTGTTTTCGGGGCCGTTCGGTTTCACCGTGATCCACTTAACGCCGTCCTTAAAACGGACCGGAACGCGGCCGAGGATTTTGATATTCATAGCGCAAATCCATAAAAAGAAACCGCCCGATCACGAATGACCGAGCGGCTCAAACCCCATGTACTTACTCAAAGAGAAAGATCGGTTGTTGCACGGGACGATCAGCCCGCTATTTCCTTAGAATCATTCTTGCTAAGTAACAATCCAAAGGAGAATCCGTCGTTGAGATTAAACTTATCTCAATCGTTAAAGACCGGCCACGAAGCCAAAATAAAAAATAGAAGTAACCAATATGACATCAGAACTCTCCGAATCAACTGCGATCCAGGACAAAGAATTCCAGACAAAAGCTCTTCCCGTACCGAGCGAGGACGGACAGGGCTTAGCCGGAACACTTCTGCCTTTAGTCGACAGTGAATACAAAAAATTTGCGGTTGATATTTATAACGTTCAACTTGCGAACTGCCGCAATTACATGTGGCTATTCTTCATCGTCCTTTCTGCCTCCCTAGCTTTTTTCAAGGAATCAGAACTAGGGCCAATGCTTCTTGACTTCATCTACGGATATCCGGTCTCTGCTTTCTTTTTGCTTGCGCTACTTACCTTCGGATGCACTTTAATCTGCGCCTTACTTGGTTTCTGGATCGGCGTATCCATATCAACAGGGACCAAGTTCGTGGATGCCTATGAAAAACTACAAGACCGCCTCACTGACGTCGAGCTAGCCGAATTTAATAAATCTGACATCTACTCTTTGAAACGAGATCTACTTGACGGCCTATGTATCGCTTTACAAAACGGCATAAAGCAAATGGAGCGTCGGGGAGAAAAACTTGCTCAGCTTTCATGGCTTTTCAAGGGCGCCGTGATTAGCTTTTTACTCACCTTGATTTTTTACGGAGGTACATATATTCGATGACCAATAACGCAAAAAGTAACCCGACTCCAAGGCCGAAAGTATCACCTTACTCTAAGACTCAAGGGTCGGGATTAGCGCCACATACAGGACGCACAACGTCAACGTTTAAGGCAGATCACGCAATACGCGTTTGTGATTCTGCACCAAGAAAGAAGTAATTCAAAAGCAAAAAGCTCGAGACCCTCAACCGGTTTCGAGCTCCAGCGTACTACGTTTCTTCCGGGCACGCGAAAGACCGCTAGAGAGCGATTCTGCGCATCCTGGAAGGACAGTTTCAATTGTGAGTTACATATTAGCACAAAAGCAGGTCAGACATCCTGCTTCTTTTCTCCTGATTCTTCGCTAGCAGACAACCGCTCGGTGCCTTTGCGCGGCATAAAAGCCGCTATCAGTGAAGCAGTCGGAACCGCGAGAAAGGGAGTGACAATTTCCCATCCGTACCCCAGAAGGGCTAAAACAAGAGGAATGATGATGCAGGAGCCGGATATAGCGGCCCCGATCCACTGTCCCCACTTTTGGGCTTTAATAAATTGGTCGCTTTCTTTAGCCGCAATATCGATGACCTTCTCTTTTTGTTCTTCCTCTCTGCGAGTTGTATCGATGCGATATTCCTGCTCCCGTTCGGCCATTTTGACAATCCGTTCCGCTAGCCCGGACTTAACGTCATCGTACTTTTTAAGAATATCCGGATGCGGGATAGGGCCGGTATAAGTTTCAGAATGGATGGTTTGCGCCAGTACATTTTGACCCGTGAGGGTATTATCCACGGCCTTTGCCGCGGCGGTTTTAACTGGCGCGCTTGGCTTCTTCATGGACATAACGGACTGCTTTTTCAAAGTCCCTTCTGATGTTTTCGCTGTCGTCCCTAGCGGGTCGATAGGAGCTCTTAAGCACTTCGCCCCTTATCGGGGTCTCAATTCTAGCGGGGCGTAGGGCCGTCGCAGGAACGGAGAGCCCCGTCATCAGGCCGCTCATAAAAGAGGCTGTTGTCATGGTTTCGTTCCTTAAAGAATTTCTACTAGAAGAAACTACTTTAACACTGTTTTTATAGATTTGGCACCCTGAGCCGCGACTTTAGCCTCAAACTCCGTAAGAAACTTTTTCCTCCACTCGGCCTCACCGCTTGGCCTGACCTTTTGCTTTCTGCAATAGTGCTCATATTCGCGATTCGAGCCAAACACGAAAACCTTAACCGCCCGCTTTACCGGCAGTGAATCTATTTTCTCCGGCAAACTCATCCAGGCGCGCTGCAGAAGCTCGGCGTCCGAATAATCAGGCGCCGGAAGCAGGGGATCTCGGGTCTTAAGCTCGGTCACTTCCCTCCAGAATTTTTCCTCATCCGTTTCCGGGGCGCGCTCAAAATAACACTTGGCATACCGGCAGAAGGTGTCCGTAGGCGAGCGCCATCTGACAGGCTTGTCGCCATACACTCGCCGCCAGTTAGCCAAGCGTTCGTAGAAGTGGGTATCGATCAAAGAATTCTCCTGTTGATTTTTGCTTGATAATTAATTCCTATATCCGGGGAGAGGCAATGGAAATCTTTTTTGGTCTCATTAGCGCCGTCGCGGCCGTTATTGCCGCGTATTTTGGCACCGTACAATTCCTAGACGGGCGCCCTTATATCGCTGATACGAGGTGCCTCATGCTTAGGGACGGCATCGTTCTCTATGTCCAAATCGCTGTCGGCAGCGTCCAGTTCAGGATAAAAAGTGTTTCTGTGGACGGAATGCTGCTGGGGCAGCCGACCAACGGGGTGCATAAATTCGGCCTTCATTTGGTTCATTTTCCGCCCGAGGAATCCTTTGTCAAAGAACTTCCTATCGACGTAGTGCTCGACCCGATAATGTCTCCGCTTCCTCGAGAGTTGTTCTTTATCTGTAAGCCAACTAGATCCTGGACCCCCGCGGACAGTCTCCGAATAAACATCCGGATGTCCCGCTGGGTCAGGCTGACAAAGACAATCGCGATAGCAAGGAATAGCTGAGTGATTGAGATGATCATTAGGCTTGTTTCTATGGACATCTTTTTCTCCGTTATTTAATAGGTAAAAACCCCTAAGTTGTCCCGTTTATCCCATTTTTAATTAACTTTTAATAAATTTTTTAAATGCGTACGCATGAGAAACTTTCTTAAAAATCGATTTCAAACGGGACAAACGGGACAAAATTCCGAAACATCATTCCGATTCGTCCAAATTGGAAAAATCTTTCAACCGAAGGCCAAGAAAGCCTCTCCCTTTTATTCCGTTAGTCCTTTGAATACCTTTGAACCCCTTACCGCTCAGCTTTTTGCTGAGAGATCTCGTATTTTTGATATAACCTCTTAGCCCTCGAGGCTCGGCATAGGCCTCCCAGGATTGAAAAGCAGCAATACTGGAGACCGCATAGGTCGGCCCAAACTCAAAGCATTCTTCGAGCCACTCCTTGGTCAAGTCCTGGCCCTCCTTATAGCGTTCAGTGGCCTCGGCGACACATAGCGGAATGGTTAAACCAGCCCGCCTGTACTTCTTAACGCCTTCCAGAATCCAATTGAGAATCCCGGAGCTTTCGGCCTTGAGCCTTTCGCAGAGTGTCTTATCCTGCTCGTCCTCCTTGAATACTCGGTCAAAAGTCATAATGACGGTACGGCGCAGAATACCGTGGTCCGTTCCCCGGATCAAAAGATCATGATTGGTGCAGAAGTGAAGTGTGAACTGGGGCTTGAAGCTCACGGTCTTTTTAGCGTACAACCCGCGTGCCGCAATTTGCTCGCCGCCTGTGAGCGCCTTAATGGTGCCCTCTTTCAGCGGTTTATCGTCGTCCGGCTCCATGACCGTCACCAGGCGCTTGCCCTTTAATCGGAGGAGGTCCTCACGCGTCTGCCCGGCATTCGAGTTTGTCGACTGCCCGAGCAAAGTTTCGGACGGCGTAATAAGACCGAACTGTCCGTAAACGTGCAGAATCGTATTTGTGAGCGTCGATTTGCCGTTTGCGCCGCCGCCCCGCAGAGTAAAGAATTTTTGCTCGATCGGCTCGCCTAGAATCGGATAACTGGCAATGAGCTGATAAAACTCGGCTTTTTGCTCGTCTCCGCTGCACACCTCCAGTACGGTCTTTTTCCATAGCGGACAATCGGCTTGCGGATCATATGCCGCACCCATGACCTGAGTGAGGTAGTGGGTTTGTTCTGCGGGAATAAATTGCAGTGTTTTCAGGTCGATCTCGCCGTTCTGCACAGCGACGTAGCGAGTTTGAGCGTCCAGCTCGGAAGCATGAATGCGGATGCGATCATCGCCGCGCGCAATCTCGATCATGTGCCTGTACATCGCGGCCTTCTGCGAGGCCCCGCAGAAAGTGAAAAGCGCAGCACGTTCTTCTTCGCTCTCACAGTCCCGAGCATCGTCCACAATGGCGAGCACTGTCTGCCGGGCGAGCTCGGTCGCCTCCACGTCTGAGGTCTGCGCCCAGTAGTATCCTGTCCACATGAGCCATTCTCCGGTTTCCACAACGTAGCGCAGAGAATCGGCATAACGGTCGACAAATCGCTGAGCGTTGCCGTCCTCGGTAAGTTCATACTTGCCGCGCTTTCTAGGTTTCGGAAGGTAGCCTCGGATACTTGCCAAACTCGGCTTAAGACCGGTTAATTCGAGCACCTTGGCCTGTGCCGCCTTGACAAACTCCTCTTTATCCATAGAATCGGTAAGAGAAGTTTTCTTAAGTACATTTTGTACTTCGTATCTGTCGGTGCAGGCCTGCACCTTTGACAGTTCAATCTCGAGCTCTGCGCGTTTCGCTTCGCGCAGAGCTTTTTCCTTTGCCTTGTTTGCGCGCGCAATAATGGTGGCCATCGTCACCGGACGCTGACGCTTCTTTCCGAATCCGCCCCAGAGATACTCTGTTTCTTCCGGGCCTTTGTACTTTGCCGACTTCGCGCTCCAGGCGTCCCACAGCTGATAGGCCTCGACTGAGCCGTCGAAGTGAAAATGCAGGGCCATACCCGTCTCAACCCAGCGGGCACGGTCATCGACGTCACCGCCCGGGAGCATATCCAGGTACTTCTTTGCTTCTTCCAAATCGACGTTCGGCTTTTGGCCCTCGGCCACAACCATGTCGAACTCGCTCATGGGCGCAGCCGCGCCCGCTTCTTTTCCCGGCTCCTCAACTTTCCAGCCCTTGGCGCGACAGTATTCCTCCGTTGCCCGGATGATCTCTTTGGCGCGTTCAACCGAACAAGGCGGTAGGCCAGCAGCGGGAATAGTGATCGGGCCGCCGTAGGCATCGGTCCACTTGTAAGGCTTGCCTGTTTCCGGATGGATGCCGTAAGCGACGAACTGCTGACCGGCGCCGAGGATTTCAACCTGATGCTTCTCGCCCTTCTCATCGACGAATTTGGCCGAGCTCATCTTTTCTATTCCGGCCTTCTCAGCCGCAAAGAGATAAAGGATTCTCGGCGCACGGCCCACCCGAGTAATCGTGTCGCCCAGTGCGTAGCGCAGACGATCCAGAAGCACCGGGTCAGTCGTGTCGCAGTCGATAGCCATGAGCGGATATTCGCCCTGGCCGCAAAGGAGGCCGATGCCGTAATTGGCGAATGCCTCGGCGTCCTTCGGCGTGAATCGGAAGTTTGGCCATTTAGGCTCCTGGCATTTTTTAGTCCCGGGTTTAATCGGTATTGGCAAATAGCCGTTGGCCGCTAATGCCGCGGCCTTGTCTTTGAAATAGCTAGGCATTAACTTGCTCCGTTTTTGCTTTGCGGGTCCTATTCGCCGCTTGTCTTAAAGCGTCCACGATTCTGTAATCGACACCTTTCTGTCCGGAAAGAATTCGACAAATAGTTGCTTGTGTCGTATGGGCAAGCGCCGCAATTTGCGCCTGGCTAAATCCCCGCTCCTGCAATCGTCTAATTGCGTTTTTTGGTTCCTGATAAAGCGGCATAAAGAATCCTATACAAATACATATACGAATTAGTTTAATTGTTATATGTATTTATTGCAACGTAAGATAATGCTTTTATTCGTAAGCGTATAATTGAACTATGAGCAAATTGAAATCGAACCTACATGAAATTCTTGCGGATCGAAACCTAAAGCCCGCTGATTTGGTCAAGCTAACTGGTTTGCCGCAACCAACGGTGTCTCGCATTCTGAAGGGCGAGCAGGATAACCCGACCCTGTCGACGCTCACCGCGCTGGCAAAAGGCCTCGAGGTTCCTCTTGGCCGCTTGCTAGGGGACGGTCTAGAAATGAAGGAGGCCGAATCGGTGCGTTCGTTGAGAAAGGTACCGCTCCTTAATTGGGTACAAGCGGGAACGCCTACACTTGTGGCTCCTAATCACGTCGACGAATGGTACGTATGCCCCGTGGATATTAGCGAGAATGGCTACGCTCTCGAAGTGAGAGGCGAATCGATGGAGCCAAAATTTCAAGAAGGCGACATCGTTTTTGTGGACCCTGACTTGCCAGCTGAGCCCGGCAAGATAGTTATTGCTCAGGACGAAACCTTCTCAGAGACAGATGCGACTATGAAAAAACTTGTCATCGAGGGGAGGGAAGCGTACCTGAAGGCGCTCAATCCCGATTGGCCCGGCCCAAAGTTCATAAAACTTACGCCCTTTATTAAGATTGTGGGCGTCGTTGTAGGTAAATACGTCCCCGTCTGATTTTTTAAGCTCGATTTTTTCGAATGCGCCCGCATAAGGGCGCATTTTTCGCGCAGGAGTTATACATAAACTAATTTTTCATACATATAGGTTGCATTTAAGTATTCTTTTATGTATTATTTATACATAAATTCATTATCGCTAGGAATACGAAATGCCAACTGCCAAATGCAAAATTTCCTCTCGTAGCTCTGGTCTTGAGATTCGCTTTGCTCTGAAAGAAGCTCTCGAGGAAAAAGGCTACAAACGAATCGCACTTTTGGGCCTTTCCAGCCTGCTCCGTATCTCAATCACCGACGCCTGCGCCATCTTTGAAGGCAGGCGCCCGTCCATCGACGCCATTCGCGCCATCTACTTCTTTATCGATAAAGCCCCTGCGCTTCCTAAGCCCTGGGTCATCCCGGCGCAGCCCGTCGTCAACTTTTGCCCGAGTGAGGTGGTCTATGCGACGCGAATTTAACGACCTCGAAATCTTCGCCGGCGCCCTCATTGCTTTCTTCTGCTTCTGGGGCTTCGTCTACCTCGTCTTCATTCTTCCGGAATTTCTCGGAGGTCTTTTATGAACTCAGTCTTTAACCTGGCGTCGTACAACCTGAACACGATGACCGATGATGAGCTTATCGCCTGGATTCGTGCAGAAGGCCTCACGCACATGCCTCCGATCATCCGCACGCTTGTCGAACGCCTGGACGCGACGCAGCCGATTATCGATGCCTGCGAGGAATCAGAGGAGCAACTGGTATCTCGGGAAGAAAGGCTTGACGCAAACCTTGAGGATTTTGCCATCAATTTTCAAGAAGCCCTCAACGAACTTGACGGTGATCTCGAAGATATCGCGGAAAAAGTTAGCTCAGCTGTCGACGGACTGGAATTATCTGAGCTTGGCGTTCTCCGAAATGGCGAAGTTGTTTGCAAAGAAGCCCTGAAAGATCCGACTGAAAAAGATCTTGTCGTCATTCCTCGAGGATCACTCGAAGCAATCAAAGCCGTTCTGAACGGTATTAGCAGCTCTCTTATCCATCTCGAAGCCGGGGACAAATTCCCCGAACCCCCTACTGTCTAAAGGAGACAATCATGTCACTTGAAAACGTCATCGCCGAAAACACTCAGGCCATCAACAACCTTGCCGAACTCATTCGCCAGGCCATGCACATGATGCCGCCCACGGCTCCGGCACCTGTCACTCCGCAGGCCGCCCCGGACAACGGCATCCATGTCCCGCCGAAACCGGCGCCCGTCCCTGAAAACCCGCCGTTTGTTGCTCCGGCGCCTGCTCCTCAGGCAGTTGCTCAGCCTGCACCTGCTCCTGAGGCGCCCGTGGATTATGTAGCCCTTCGCAAGGCGCTCATGCAAAAGGTTATGCAGTTATTCAGTCAGAGCGTGGAAGTCGGCAAACAGATCCTGTCCTCGTTCGGCGCTCAGAGGCTCTCCGATGTTCCGGACGACAAACTGGTGGCCTTCGCTACCTCCGTTGATAAAGCCCTCGCAGGAGTTTAATCATGGCACATGCACTGCTTTCCCCATCATCCGCCTACCGATGGATGCACTGCCCGGGCTCAGTTTCTCTCTGCCGCCTTTTCCCGGACGAATCGAGCGAATATGCAAAAGAAGGCACGCTCGCCCACGCTTACGCGGCGCATATTCTCGATCCGAATCAGCCCAAACCTGACGAAGCGATCCCGAGCGAAAACCTCACGTTCGTGAATGACTATGTGAGCTATGTCGAACGCGAAACCGCGGGCGGCATTCGCCAGATCGAATTTCCTGTTTCTGTCTCAGAGGTCACCGGAGAAGCCAACGCCAAAGGGACAATCGACTGTGCGGCTCTTATCGGCAATACGCTCAAAATCATCGATCTGAAGTTCGGCCGCGGCGTGCGCGTTGAAGCAGAAGGCAACCTGCAGCTTTCGATCTACGCCTGGAGTGCCGCCCAATACTTCTCTCTGTTCGACGAAATCAAGGAAATCGAGCTCCATATTTTCCAGCCCAGGATTGACAATATCGATTCCTGGAAGCTCACGCCCGCCGAGCTCGAGACCTTCGTCAATAATGCCCGGGCATGCGCGGCCAAAGCGATCTCTTATCTGAACGCCGATCCGCTGCCGCCTGAATCGCTGATCCCGAGCGCTGATGCCTGCCGCTTCTGTAAGGCCAAATCAGCCTGTCCGGCGCTTCGCCGGAAGGCCGCTGAAGCAGTCGACTTCAAGCCCATCACGGAAGCGGGCGACGCGATCCCGATCATTCCGGAAGAAGCATTAAGCCCGGAAAAACTCGGGCAGAACTTAGCGCTGGCGGATCTCCTGGAGCCCTGGATTGCAGCAGTCCGAGAAGAAGCCCATAAGCAGATGCTCGAAGGCGTTCATATCGACGGCTTCAAGCTAGTGTTAGGACGCCCGGGCAATCGCCAGTGGACGAGCGCAGCAGAAGCAGAAGAACTGCTGAAAACCTTCAAGCTCAAGGAAAACGAGCGCTATAGCTACAAAGTCATCACGCCGACGGCGGCAGAAAAGCTCTACAAGGCCGGCCGCATCGGACAGCGCCAGTGGCCGAAGCTCGAACAAATCATCACGCGAAGCGAACCCGCGCCTGTGGTCGCACCCGAAAGCGACAAGCGTCCCGCCTGGACACCTGCCGCACAACCTACCGACTTTCAACCTGTTAATTAAAAGTTAAGGAGTTTTCAATGACTGCTATCAATATCTCCGGACGTCTGTCCTTCGAGCACATTTTCGTTGCCGATTCGTCCAACGGTTCTGCGCCTGCTTTCTCGGCAACCGTTCTGATCGATAAGAACGATCAGGCACAGATTCAGAAAATCAGCACCGAAATCCAGCGCGTGGCGACTGAGAAGTGGAAAGACAAGGCCCCTGGCCTGCTCAAATCTCTGTACGCCACAGAAAAGCTCTGCCTGCGCGACGGCGACAACAAAGAATACGACGGCTACGCCGGAATGATGTACGTCACTTCCCGCAACAAGGCCCGCCCCACTGTTGTGGACCGCAGATGCAATCCCGTGACCGAGGCCGACGGCCTGGTTTATTCCGGCTGCTATGTGAACGCCCGCATCGAACTCTGGGCGCAGGACAACGCCAACGGCAAGCGCGTCAACGCCAAATTACTCGGCATCCAGTTCGTCCGTGATGGTGATGCATTCGGTGCAGGTTCCGCTCCGGCCAAACCGACCGACTTCTCCGACCTCGGAGACGGTGACCCTGCTCCCGCTTCTGTTGGCGGGAATCCTTGGGACTAAGAATCTTTAGGACATGGCTCTACGGAGCCATGAGTTAAGGAGACTTAATATGAAAACACTCTGGGCAGACCTAGAAACATTCAGCCGCCGAGACATCAAAAACGGCCCGCATCAATACGCTGAGGACTGTTACGTTCTGCTTTTTGGCTATGCGATCGATGACGAGCCTGCGAAGGTTTGGGATCTAACAGTCACAGAAACGATGCCGGAGGATCTCCGGGCAGCGCTCGCCGATCCTGCTGTTAATACCGTATGGCATAACGGCGCAAATTTCGACGTTCCTGTCCTGCGCAAAGCCAAAAACCTGCACGTTGACCTTCCCTTTGAACGGGTCGATGACTGTATGGTCAAGGCGTATTCGCACGGTTTGCCCGGCGCCCTGGGGACACTGTCCGAGGTTTACGGCCTGCCCGTTGATCAGGCAAAAGACAAGGACGGTCGCCGCTTAGTGCTGAAATTCTGCAAGCCGAATTTTCAGGGCAAGATCGCCAGCCGCAAAACCGATCCGGAGGATTGGGCGAGATTCGTAAATTATTGCCGCCTGGACGTCGAGGCCATGCGCGTGATTTATAAAAAGCTCCCTAATTGGAATTGGGGCCCGCGTGATCGTGCTCAGTTCGTAATCGATCAGCGCATTAATAATCGCGGTGCTTTGATGGACGTTGAGCTTGCACATGCTGCTATCGACCTCTCCGAGCGCTTGCGCCTGGAGAACGCTGAGAAAACCCGCAAGCTCACCGGCGGCGAAGTCGAGGCCGCTACCCAGCGCGATGCCCTGCTGAAATATATTCTCTCAGAGTACAACGTCAAGCTCCCGGATCTGACCCGCTCCACGATCGAGCGCCGCCTGGCTGACGAAAATATTCCGGAGCCCGTGAAGGAATTGCTCCGGGTGCGCCTCGCGTCCACTAAGACGAGCACGGCCAAATACAAAAAGCTGATCGCCTGCGTGAATTCCGACAATCGCATGCGCGGATGTCTCCAGTTCCGCGGAGCCACACGCACAGGCCGTTATGCAGGGCGCCTCATGCAGCTGCAGAACCTCCCGCGCCCGACGCTCCCGCAATACGTCATTGACGCAGGCGTCGAGGCCATCAAAGGGGGCTGGGCGGAATATCTGACCGAGCCCGGTGAGCTTATGTCCTCCTGCCTGCGCTCCTGCATTATGGCCACGCCGGGCAAGCACCTTGTCGTAGCCGACTTGTCCAATATCGAAGGTCGCATGCTCGCCTGGCTTGCCGGAGAGACCTGGAAAATTCAGGCGTTCAGAGACTTCGACGCCGGTCACGGCCCCGACCTCTATAAAGCGACTTATGGGCGCACCTTCGGTATCCGTCCGGAGGACGTTACCAAGCATCAGAGACAAATTGGCAAAGTGATGGAGCTCGCGCTCGGTTACCAGGGCGGCGTCGGTGCGTTCCTCACGTTCGCCTCTGCATACTCGATCGACCTTGATGAGCTTGCGAAGCATGTCCGGGAAAATATTTCCTTTAGCTACTGGGGCCAAGCCGAAGGGTCTTATGAGTGGTACACGGAAAAGAAACTCACTCACGGCCTAAAGCGCGACACATTTATCGCTTGCGAAGCCGTCAAATTAGCCTGGCGCGATGCGCACCCGGCAATTCAAAAATTTTGGGCATCGTGCGACACGGCCGCCATCCGGGCAATGAACGGCGTCCCCAGTCAGGCCTCCAAATTGTGGTTCGATCGTAAAGGCGCCTGGCTCAGAATGCGCCTACCTTCCGGGCGCTTTATCTGCTATCCCGGCGCCCAGCTCGAGGACGGAGGCGTCGGCAAAGGCACGTTCAGCTACATGGGCATCGATCAGTATTCCCGGAAGTGGTCCCGCATTCCGACCTACTCCGGAAAAATCGTAGAAAACGCGACCCAGGCCGCAGCCGCCGACATTCTGATCGGTGCGATGGCCGCCATCGAGCAGGCAGGGTTTGAAATCGTTTTCTCAGTTCACGACGAATTTATTACAGAAGCCGCACTCAACAAGGACAACTCCGAGCTCGAGCGACTAATGGCAACACCGCCCTCCTGGGCACCGGACCTGCCGCTGGCTGCGGCCGGATTCACTTCACTTAGATACAAGAAAGATTAACCATGTTGACAAGCACATACATTCAAGCCCAAAATACAAGTGCCGTCGAAAACGGACGGTACGGGCTTGGCAGCCTGTTTTTGTCAACTGGCGCATTGCGCCACCTCTCGGGTGGTATTTTTGTGCGTGCTTGCATTACTTTAACGAGCGAGCGCTGCGGGACATCGAAAGATGTGCTGCGACCAGTTGCGCAGTCTGCCAACCCGCGGTGCCTCGCTCTCCATCTTGGCAGGTGGGTTCGAGGCTTCACTGAAAACAACTGGAGTCTTGTAATGCAAGAAAACTCATCTATTGGTGCATCCGCGCCTGTCTTATCTATCGTCAAAAATCAAGTCACAGCGCTTTCTACCGACGTCGCTCAGTTTTTTGGAAAGTTGCATAAGCACGTCATCCGCGATATTGAAAATCTGCTCTCTAACCTGCCTGCCGAACGTCAGTCCAATTTTGGACAGACGTTCGTAACCCGCGCCAATCCTAAGAATCCGCAAGTTAAGATTCAATCCAAAGCCTACCGCATGACTCGTGACGGTTTCACGCTTCTGGTCATGGGTTGGACCGGAGAGAAAGCGCTTCAATTCAAACTTGCCTGGCTTGATGCTTTCAACAAAATGGAAGAAGAACTCAGAGCCAAAAATACGGTTCAAGCTCTTCCTCTCTCCTCTCCACTTGGAAAGTCTATCGCGCCAGCTATCAATGCGGCTCCCATGCTCCATGGACAACTTCAATGCGTCCAATTAGCCATGAAGGATCGTTTTACCAATCAGCGTGATTTACTCCGCGCTTATTCAATCCTTCAGCACCATTTTTGCGTAACGTCGTATCGTCAAATTCCCGCAGCGAGATTTGATGAGCTCATGGACTACATCAAATCTATGGAGATGAAACCCCTCCGCGTAAAGAAATCCAATGCGTTCCTAGCAACATCAGATAACGACCTTATAAGTCGCTTCGGGATCACCATCATAAACGGGGAACCCAAAATTTATGAGCTGGGCGATGCGTGGCATTTAGTCAGGGTGGGCAGCTATGAGTGGATCAAGGCCTACTGCGAAAACCGACTGCCTGCTAACCAAGTACCTGATTTACTCAAAGCACTTCTCCACCGCTTGAATAAAGAAACTCTCTAATAAATAAAACGAGGGGCCCTCGCCCCTCAAAGGATAAATCATGAAGATTCTAATCATCGTTTTAGCTTCGATTTTTGCCTTGGTAGCAGGCATGTTTATTACAGGCCTTCTGACCAAAATTGACAGCCTGACGTATCAAGTCCTCCAGCTTCAGGCACGAGTCCGCCGCATGGAGAAAAAAGAGGAGAACCGATAATGACGCCCGAAGGCAAAGTCGTCGCGCTGATTAAAAAACGCATCAAGGAAGCGGGCGGCGAAGTTCGTAAATGCGCCTGGGAGAATTGCCGGGGAGCGCCCGACCTGCTTGTCATGCTTCCAGGGATCCATGCTTGGATCGAGGCGAAGACGGAAACCGGCAAGCTCGGCCCTCACCAGGCGCGCGAGCACACTCGCATGACAACCGCCGGCTGCAAGGTGTACGTGGTTTTTGGCGAGGATCAGGCGCAGGCCCTGGTGAGCCACCTGATCTCTGTCTCCCGCTCCGGAGTAGAGGAACAATATGCGTAAGTTCAATCCCTGGCCGTACCAGCAGAGAATGATCCAGTTCGCTCTGCAGCATCCCCGCTGTGGTCTCTTTGTTCCCATGGGTATGGGTAAGACGAGCGCATCGCTTGCCATCATCGATGTGCTTAAAAACATATTCGAGGAAGGTCCGGCGCTCGTCATCGCGCCCCTGGCGGTTGCCCGGAACTCCTGGCCGAGTGAGGTAAGAAAGTGGGAGGACTTTTGTCACCTGAAGGTTTCTCCTATCCTGGGGACGACAAAGGAGCGCATTAAGGCCCTGCACACGAAGGCGGACATCTATGTCATCAACTATGACAATCTGATGTGGCTCGATAGCTTTTTGACCGCTAAAAATTACACGTGGCCCTTTCCTGTCGTTATCGCTGACGAATCCACGCGGCTTAAAAGTTTCCGGACACGCCAGGGATCCAAACGCGCCAAAGCGCTCGCTAAGTTCTCAAACTTCTTCAAGCGTTTTATCGCCTTGACCGGCACGCCCTCGCCCAATGGCTTAAACGATCTTTGGGGGCAGTTGTGGTTTATCGATCATGGCGAGCGCCTGGGGAAGTCTTTCACGGCATTCCATAATCGCTGGTTTAGACCTTTGCAGGTCGGAGCCAATGCGGCCGCAGTTCAATGGGTGCCCCATGACTTCGCACAGTCGCAGATCCAGGACGCAATCGCCGACGTCTGTCTCTCAATCAAGGCGGAGGACTACTTCGACCTGGATAGGCCCCAATTCGTCAATATCGAAGTTGATTTGCCGGACGAAGCTCGGCGCCTCTACGACGATATGGAAAAAGCGCTCTTTATCGAGCTCTCGAACAATAAGACAGTTGAGGCGGTCAACGCGGCGGCTAAAACGGTTAAATGCCTGCAACTGGCAAACGGGGCCGTTTACACCGACGAGCTGCACAACTGGGAAGAAGTTCATACGGCCAAACTCGACGCGCTCGCCTCCATTGTCGAGGAAGCCGCAGGAGAGCCCCTCTTAGTGGCGTACCAATTTAAGACCGACCTTGCCCGCATCCTCAAGGCCTTTCCGAAGGCTAAGGCGTTCGATAAACGTCCGGAAACCGTTGAGGCCTTTAACAACGGCGAAATTCCGATGCTACTCGTTCACCCGGCAAGTGCCGGGCACGGTCTGAGCCTCCAGGACGGATCCAGCAAATTGGTCTTTTTTAGCCAATGGTGGAATCTCGAAGAATATCAGCAAGTTATCGAACGTATTGGCCCGATGCGTCAAATGCAGGCGGGGCATCCGAGAGTTGTAACGGTTTACCAGATCCTCGCCCGGGACACGATCGACTACGTGGCCCTATCGAAAAAAAGGTCAAAAAGAGAAGTTCAGGACATGCTTCTGGACTATTTGAGAAACAAAGGAGCTTGACATGCGACACATCAAAAACCCGCTCCATCGTGCCAATGCTCAGGCGCAGCGCGAATTTAACTTTATCGCCGGCGGCCGCAAATATTTGGTCCGGCTAAATCTGCTTTACGCCTATGTGTATGAGGCAGACGTCGGGGCAACTGAATACGAGTGTTTGGGGAAAGTTTCCAACCGACTTCCGGCCGGACGTCTTAGATACCCGCGCACAACTGAGGGTGCTTCAATTTGCCTCAGGGAAGCGCTTGCCGGGAAAAGTAATCGAGAAAAGAAAGAACAGAGAATTTTGGAGGCAGAAAAATGATTGTTCAAATGAAAAAGGGACCGATCCCCAGAGAATTATGGGGAAGTGAAGACAAGCATAACCGTTTCCTGGTAGGTTTCGAAGAAAGCCCAAAGGATGCCTCGGCATTGAGGTACGGACTGGTTTTAGACGGATTTTTTGACGACGGTGATTATTTCACCTGTCCAGTCTCCGAAGTTAAATCCTGGTGTCTCATTGAAACAGGAACCCCGGGAAAGTGGAGAATCAAGAATCGGGCCACCAGAGAAAATCTAAAAAAATATTTCACCGAAGAGGAAATTAATCGGATATGCGATTGCAACATGGGCAACGGGAACAAGGAAGTCCTCTTTGCTAAGAGAATTCCTTGTTCCCGTCGCCCATACCTGCTGTTCGTAAATTGCTATGTGGACAAGGCAGATATTGAATTAGTCCAGGGCTATCGTCCGGACGCTTGGAATCCTTATCCTGCGATAAAACCTACCGTGTCAGGCTTTTATCTACTGACTGTAAAACTTAAAGATCAGCCGAACGTGAAGCCCTTTGTGACCATCGGCTGCCTAGATCCGTTCGGCTATTGGGAAAAGTACACGGATTCCGAGGTGCTGGCCTTTAGAGAATTACCGGAAGCCTATGAGAAGGAGAAAGAAAAATGAAGCAAGGCAGAGACTTTGGAAAGCCTAAGCTCGACCGCCTGGATGTTATGAGGGTTTTAAAAATTAGCCGGACAACTTTGTGGCGGCTGGAAAAGGCCGGAAAACTGGTGCCTCAATTCCGATTAGGGCGCTCCGTCCGATACGATTATGACTATGTGATGCGGTTTAAAATGCCCGCATAATTGACTAGCCCCGCTGATTTGGCGGGGCTTTTTCTTATTCAGGAAGTTTATATTTTTCTTTGTAGGAATCGACCATATCGGCCCAATCCTGCAGCATTTTCCGGCGCTGCTTAGCGTAGTCGGCTACGTTATAGACCGCTCGAATACCCGAGGCCACATGTGACAAGCTCGCCTCGATCCAGTCAGAGTTATAACCGTTCTCGTTCAGAATAGTGCTGCCAGTTCGCCGAAAATCGTGTAGCGTGCAGGAATCGAACTTAATCCCTGCCTGAGCCATAATTTTCCGACAGGTTTCTATGAGCCTATTCGGTGTGGAATTAGCTAGCGGTTTGCTCAAACCATATTTAGCTGGAAAAATAAAATCGCTTTTACTTGTGCTCAATGTCCGAAGGCAAACCAGTATGTCATAGGCTTGATTGCTTAAATAAACATTGTGAGGCCTTTTAGTTTTCATGCGTTCTTTTGGAATACGCCAAATTTTCTCGTCCCAGTCGATTTCCTGCCAAGTTGCATGGATGACCTCAGACTTCCGTAGCAAGGTATAAAGCGCCAGTTTCACGGCGCTGATGCTAAGCAAATCGCACGATGTTTGATCCATCGCGTTCAGCAAATAGCCGATTTCCTTAGGAGCCAGCGCCCTTGTTTTCGGCGCGTTTACGTGAATTGTGGAGGGAGGGACGTCCTCGGTAGGACTGCGCAGTTTCGGACCGCCATGGGTCGAGGCGTACCTAAAAACATTCTTAATCAGCATGCGACAAAGGAGCGCCGTACTAGGCGCCTTCTCTGCGACTAGCTTGTCTGCCAAGCGACGTACATCGTTGTCTGTGATTTCGGACAACTGCAATTTACTCAGCGCCGGAGCCAGGTGATTTTGAATTGCGTACTGGCGCATCTTGGCAGTCGAATCCGCGACTTTAGCGTCAGCGACATAACGCTCGAGCCAGGCCCCGAAGGTATCGTCTTTAGACTGCCGCGCCTCTGTCTGTTTTTTACGCGCGGGCGATATTCCTTGAGCTAAAAGGGAACGTGCCTGCATCAGTTCCTGACGGGCTTGTGCGAGCGTAATTTCGCCATAACTTCCGATGGTCAGAGTTTCCTGGCGATTGTTATAGCGGTAGTTAAATTTGAATGTCTTTTTACCTGTCGGATAAACGAGCAAATAAAGGCCGTCGCGGTCTGCGACTTTGTATTGTGTCTCTTTCGGCGTCAGTTGGTTGATCTTTTTATCAGTCAGCATGTCGGGGTTCCAAACCATCAAAAAATGCCGTTTTTGGCAAAACCATCATCATTTTACGATGGTTCGATGATTTTTTCTGCCTGAAACCATCAAATAAACCATGAAAATTTATTTGAAATAACGAGAAAAATTGAGAAACTTCAAGCAAAATATTGAAACCGAAACGACGCCTAATTTGTTGATTTTTAGGCATAAAAATAGGGTGTTTTTTGAAACACCCTGAAAAGCTAGGAAACACCTAAAAACCTAATTAGGCTACTCCCACTC